TGATGTGCTTTCCTCCTGTTTATTATTTTCATGTGTCTTCTTAACCTTCTCGCGTGTTCGTCCGTCACAATGTATTTGTCACAATCTCGAAGTCGCCTGTCTGTTCCGTTTCCGTCATAATGCTTGCAATAGTCACATGTGAAGCAAGGTTCTTTCATTTCTCCTGTGCATGTGTCTGGCGTTTCCACATTGTTTGCGCAGTGGCCACACGCGCAGCCGCCGCAAGGAAAAGCATATTGTTTTCTGACTTCTTCTTTTCGCTTCGGCTCTTTCGGTATGATCCCAAGTTCCTGCAATGTGATTTGATGTGCTTTTTTATCGTCTTGCATTTCTTTCCTTCTTGCTGTTCTCCCAGCTGATCACTGCTTCCCTTGCCCTGTCGTATAGGTCTGTGTCGTTCGCTTCTTCAATCTTGATGATCTGTTGTCTGTCTGCTCCTTCGCCTTTATATATCTTTATCCAGCCATCATCGTATATTGAAGTGTGGCTTGACATTCGCAGTCCGTACTTCCTTGCGATTGGTCTGTATATGTCATAAAACTGTCTGACTGCTGCCGCATATCCGTTCATGTCCTACACCTTCAGCGGTTTCACTTCGCCGTCTTTCCATACGCTGTTGTTCGGCTCTTTCATGCGTTCTGCTGTTTCCGTGACTGCGGTGTCTGAATCTGACACATGAATGTGTGTCTGTAAACGCTTCAAATTCAAGTATTTTTCAAGAACTTCAACCGCGTCCCTTGCCGTGTAGCATGTCGCGACATAGTGTCCTGCTGCCGCCATATCGGTCAAGAACTCTTTCTGTGACGGCTGGTGTCTTCCCTTGTCATACTTCATTTCGATGTACAGTCCGCAATATATTCCTTTTGGGTACGGAAGGCATAAGTCCGACACGCCTGACTTCACGCCCATCTGCTTCAGCTTTACTGCTTCGGCTCTGTTCCTGCTGCCGCCGTTCGGGATATGATACAGCCATTTCAGTTCAGGATATTTCTGCATCTGCCAAGAAGCCCAGCTGATGACATTGATCTGTTCGGTATCTTCCGAACGCATCGCATACTTCATATTCATCGCGCTTCCTCCATCTTCTTCATGTCCTGCATGACATCGCCAGTGAAGCCCAGCCGCTTCATTTTCCTGAATGCCGTCAGGTCTTTTATGCCCGACATCTTTATGATCCAGTCCTGAAGAAGCAATCCTGACTTTTTATACATATCTCTGACTTCTTCCCTGTGTGCCGTCAGCACATCCGCTGTGCGCGTGATGATGATTTTTCTTTCAATGCTGTTCTGTGTGATTCCTTTTCGGTTCAGTTCTTCTTCAATCACTTTCACTGCGTAGATTTCCGCTTTCGTGACTGCCTGTTCCAGACACAATCTTTTTTCGTTGTCCACTTTTATTCCTCCTTCGTTTCCTGTCTTTCTTTCTCTGCCTTCAGCTGTGCTGCTCTTTCCATGATCGCTGTATTGTAGCTGTATTTATACACACCATGATTCCACAAGTTTTCCTTTGCGCCTGCTGCTCCGTAGTTGTAGACCGCCAGAACGTAATATGGACGCACATCTTCTGGAACTTCCTGCAAGCTGTCCTGAATCTCCTTCAGGTAATCAATGCCGACTGTCACATTCTGATATGGATTTGTCAGATCAGTGCAGTTCAGGCGTTCCATTCTCTCTGTGTGCCACTTCTGCGCTATCTGCATATATCCCCATGATGTGCCGCCATCGCCTGAAGCGTTCCAGTTGCATTCGCTTTCCTGTTCGATCAGCGCGAACACCATTTCATAGTCAACACCATAGTTCTGACACACGATGTATGTGTATATCTGCGCCATTACTGGAAACTTGCCGCCTGCTGCCTTGCATTCGTCTGATATTTCGTGATAGCAGAATCCTTCCATGTCTTCGCCACTCCAATCCTGTGACATTGTATTGAATGGATATTCTTCATCTGCATTCAGGTCACTTTCTGTCTGTTCTTCCGCTTCGCTTTCCTGTTCTGTTGCCGTCTTTCCTTTTGCGCTGATCATGTCGCCGATCGCAAATCCCAGCATTACCGACACATATATTGTGATAAATGTGATCAGGATTGCTGCTGCCGTCTTCGGTTTGCGCTGAAGAAAGTTCTTTGCTGTCCTGATGAAGTTATGTACTGCATCGTGCAGCTGTCTTCTTCTTTGCCTTCTTCTTCGCTGTTTTCTGCTTAATCTTACTTTTCGATTTGTCAATCTTTTCTCCTTCCTGTGGCTGTTTATACATCCTTGCGTATATATAAAATCTGCCATTCATGTTGTTATATCTGACTTCATACGATGTCAGCTTGTAGCCGTCTGCTGCATACCATTTCTTCAGCTTGTCTTCAAGATCGCATCGTCCTGTCACAACTTCGTCAATGTCCTTCTGCTTGAACTTATAGTGGTTTTTATGTACTTCTGGCTTTTTCAGACCTTTGCTGGCTTTCCATGCTTTCTGATACTTCCCGACTGGCTTCGGCTCTTTTCCCTTCTTGTCAGGGTGCTTCTGCTTTGTGATGTAGTTCGCCATTCCTGACAGTCCGTTTTCGTCCTTCTGAAGTCTGCGCACCTGATTCCTGCGCCCCTTCTTCCACTTTTCTTCAACCGCTTCCAGCCCCATGTCGCCATCGCACACAAAATGATGATGCCAGCGTCCTTTGTCTGAACACTCTGTCACATACACATAACGCAGCTTCGTCAGTCCCTTCTTTCTTCGCTCATAGTTCAATCGCCCTATGTACAGCGTCATATCGTGCTTCGCTTCTTTCATGCTGTTCGGCATGTTGTCGTCTGTATATGTCAGTGTTCCCCAGATGTCATTGTCCGCGAAGTTCGCATTGATCGTCCGTTCACATTCCTTCCTGCTGTTCTTCTCATTCAGGTTTCTTTGTGCCTGTCTTTGTTTCTTCAGCTTTGCTTCGTCTGGTATTTGCTCTTTCTGTCCTCTTCTGAACTCTGGATATATTTCAACATCCATCTGCTCTGCTGCCTTTATCTCCTTAGTGGCATATATTGATCTGACCTTGCCTTCATTCAGCATCCTGCACATGTTGTCTTCTTCCAAGTCAGTCAACATCTTCTGGTATGCTGCTTCATAGTCATAATCTATATACACAGCTTTCTTCCTTCTCTTCATGTCCTTCTTTGCTCCTGTTATAGATATTTATATATTTCTTTGATTTGTTACTATCTATTACAAGGACGCGAAGCCTTTTGAAAGTCCCTGATTTATTGACTTTTTTGGAAGTCTGCTGTATAATTTTTTATAGATGTGCAGACCTTAAAAAGTCACAATCTGGATCGCCTTCGGAAGCCGCCAAGCTAGTCCGAAGGCTTTCTTTTTTGTCCTTCAAGATGCTTTCGCTGCCTTTGTCTTAATCTCCGACAGCTGCACCCTGATTCCATCATTCCTGTTCGACAGGATCATTGCTATTGCTTCAAATATTCTTCTTGCATCTGGTGTATTCATGCATTTTCCTCCTTGTATCTGTTTTCCCAGAACGGACAATCTTCTGTTTCTCCGAATCTCTCCGCTTCTTCCTCTGTCATTTCATCTTCTTTGTCACAACCTCCGAACATTGTTGCTGTGGTGCTTCCGTATGGTACAGAATCCCAGCAAGCGTTCTTGCAGTCATAACATGTCTTTGTCGGTCTGCTCATGCTTTTTCTCCTACATTCCAGCACCCCTGAATATAACTACCATCGAAGGGAATGGGGCTGCCTGTTTACTGTTCCCGAACTTCAAACGCCCTTTCACAAATCTGATTTCTGATCTGTGCTGAATGAAGTCGTGGAAATATCTTGTGTCTGTTCTCGCTGGTATCAGCATAACAACAATCGTGTTGTCTTTCGTTCCTTCTCTGTATGCCTTTTCAACCCAGTCTGTAATTGCTCTACCATACGGAGGATTGCAAAACACGCGATACCCCCCCCAGTCCTTTGAAAGACCATTGTCTTCCTTCGTGAAATACTTTTCACACTTGTGATTCTGTTCGTCAGCGCAAGGATCAAGGTTGAAATGAAATTCCTGATCAAGTTCTTTGAAGAAGTCGTCAGGTGTCGCCCACTGATCCGTCTTGCTGCTGTACATGACATCTATGTTCGCCATTGTGTTTCCTCCTATGCTGTTTCGTTCAATATAATTTTTCTGAAGATGCTTTCAAATATTGGAACTGCGATGCTGTTTCCTGCCTGCTTGTATAATGCTGTGTAGTATCGCCCAGCCCTTTTATGTACTGCTTTCGCTCTCTCGAAGTCTTCGTCTGTGTACCCTTGCAATCGCCAGCATTCCAGTTCGGTCAAATATCTGAACCGACCGCCACCGCAATCAATGACCTGTGCTGGTGTCCTGTCCTGCCGTGTTGTGATTGTGAATGCGTAGTCTTTTATAACTGTCGCCCTTTTGATTCCTGTCTGTCCAATCACGTTTCTGACAGAAGGCTGTGTCACATCGTACACTTCAGGCACGCTGTCGTTATCTTCAAGAAAGTCCCTGATGTCCTGCATCGGTGTTCTGATCAGGTCATCGAAGTTGAACTTTTCGCCTTTCAGACAGCTTATTGTGAAAACTCTTTCCCTTGCCTGCGGAAGTCCAAATTCTCGCGCATCCAGCACTTCATAATTGTTTGTATATCCCATCTGTTCAAGTTCTTTCTGATACCTGACAAAGTTCGCGATCATGTGCTTGCTTTTCACATTCTTCACATTTTCCCAGATGATATATTGTGGCTTCCATTCCCCCATCTGTTCAATAATGTGAATTGTTTCCCACATCAAAGATGATCTTGTTTCGCTGCCTTCATCTGCTCCGCGCTGATGTCCAGCGATGCTGAAGTCCTGACAGGGGCTTCCGTGAATCAGAATGTCTGGCTTTAAGTTCCAGCCGACAACCGACTGCGTCTTGTATGGCAATTCTTCAGAAAACATATTGTTGTATGATCTGACTGCTTTTTCATCTATTTCAACATAATCAATCGCCTTTGTCGGTATTCCCAGATTGCGCAAGGCACATCGTGGGCTTCCTATTCCTCCAAACAGTTCCAGTATTTGCACTGGTTTTTCTTCTGTTGCTATCATGTCACTATCTCCTTCGTTTCTTCACATACTGCTTTCGCAAAGTCCAAAATAATTTTTTCAACATTCCCCCTTCTGGTCATGTATTATGCTGTGTTGTTTGTTTTCGCATTAAAAACATTCCTAAAACCTGTTGACCATCCATGTGTAATTCTGGCAGTACACACACGCCGCTATGTTTTCACAGTATTCATCCGACTGGCTTTCAGCTTGCCATCGTCAGGATGAAGGTTGCCGTCCTTCATCGACAGGGCTTGCGCCCTGTTTCGGCTTTATTTTTTCAGTCTTATCGTGCATTCTGTGAAATAATTTGCCTTTGGTATTTCTTTCGCTACCATAGTGTTTTTTCATCCGAAAAACATATTCTTCTGCTTCCTGTTACTACTGCCATAAATTCGTAAACTTTCATTCTTTGTCGTCCTCCTGCTCTGTTGAATATCTTGATATTGTCACGATCTTCTGTGTCGGTATGTCATCCATGTACATATATGCTTTACAACCGAAGAAGGCTTCGTTGTGATCGTGTGCTTCCACAATCTTCCTTTCTTCCAGTTCGACTTCAAAGATCGTTCCTGTTTCATGTCCGCGGATCACAACAAATCGTGCTGCTTCAAGTGGCTGTTTGCAGATATACACGCCGCCGTCCATTCCTTTTCGGATCACTCCGTCCTGCATGATCTTTTCTGCATTTTCATGTGTTGTTGCGTGGAAGTATCTGCTGCGCTTCCCTTTTTCCCACAAGTCATATTTGCTCATAATCTCCATGTACTTCATATCAATCTTTGACTGATCCTGCGCACACTCGATCAGGTGCTTTCTTTCTGTTTCGTCCGTAACCTTTGCCAGTTCTTCTTCTGTGAATAAATTCTGTTTTTCCATACTGCTGCACCGCCCTTCTTAATATCTGCTTGATGCATACCAGAACGCACTTCGCATCGTACTTTTCAGGTCAAGTGTGTCTTCCAGTTCATATGTGATGTTGTTGTCCCATTCGTCATATACGCTGAATACTTCATTAGCTTCGTCATATTCAATCCTGAAGCCTTCCTGTCCACTGCCTTCCAGAAGTTCCCACCACAGCAACAAGCTATGCTGTTTTATTTTTCTTGCTTCCCACTGCCAGTCCCTGTCTTCCTTGCTGATCTCTCTGGCTACTTCTTCAATAAACTGAATGTTGTCTGTCTTTGTAAAATCAATCTTTCCTTTTGTGTTCATGTTGTACTTTCCTTTCATTTACTCCCCGACATTTCTGTCGGGGACATCCTATGCCCTATTAGGCTGTTTTCACTGGTCTGTTTTCTCCTGCCGCCCACATCATCATTCCTTTGATGACCATTCTGTCGCTGTCAGACATCTGCTTCAGCAGCATAATAAATTCGCTGACATCTTCGGTCTGGCTGTTCAGGTTCTTCTTTTCGTTTGTAACTGCTGCCATGTTGTTTCCTCCCTTCGTTCTGTAATGTTTATATGATCCCTTTGGTTCTTGCAAGGTTCATCGCGTTTTCAAGGTCTTTCAATGCGTGCATCTGAATGATGATGTCGTCCCATTCCTTCTGATATGCTTCATCCTGTTCCTTCGTCCAGTTCCAGCAACCAGCCTGTCTGTCGCAGTAGTAGTTGTATTTCTGTCTTTCGTGAAGTTCTGCCGACTTTCTTTTGTCGCTCACATACTGAAGCAGCTTGTCGAAGTTGTTCTTGATCTCCGCTTCCCGATCCTCAATGTTGATCCTGATCGTTTCTGCTCCCATATTCAGTTCAAGTGCTGTGTTCAGGTCTGATATGTGGAAGCCTGTGTATTTATCATCTGTTGATGTTGTGTTGAATATTGGATAGCCAGCGCGAAGGCTGTCGCGTTCATCTTTCATGTAATCTGTCGGAAAAAGTTTGTCTGCAAGCTGCCATGCTCTTTCCCTTGTTGATACTGTTGCGTTCATCTTGTCTGCTCCCTTCTGGTTTTTAATGTAAGAAACAGAAGTGCTGTGTCATCTCGCGCGATTGATTCTTCCGCTTAACATCTTCTTGTTTTAGGGGTAAAGTGTTGTTTGGCTCAACCTGTCCGCTTTCTTCAAATAGTGCGGTACACTGTGCTTTCTTGCCCTGATGTTCCTGCTTTCTTCAACTACTTTGACGGATCATGTTTATTCTGCACACGCTCTGTCTGTTATCCTACAGCCTGACCGCCATGTCACTTGCGTGCCGCCCTCTCGCTTCATCCGTGTCCTTCCTGCTTGCTTTTGTATCTTACAGACACATAATAGCATCTTCAAGACACTCTGTCAACTATTATTTGTGTCTTAATTCAACTTTTTTATTGACCTTTGCATTCTGACGTGCTATTCTACAATCAGAAAACAACTATCAAGAAAGGTGGAATGAATATGACACAAGGCGAGCGTGTTAATCAGATTCGCAAAACGCTAGACTTGACACTTGAAAAATTCGGGGAAAAGTTAGGTGTTCAAAAATCTTCTATTTCTAAAATAGAAAAGGATCGCGTTGCATTAAGTGATCAGATGGCGAAGTCAATCTGTCGCGAATACAATGTGAACTATGATTATTTAATGTATGGCGAAGGGGAAATGTTTGACGATCTTCCGCAGACAATCGTTGATGAATTGTGCGCGCAGTATGATTTGAACGATTTTGACAAGGCACTTGTTGAAATGTATGTGTCTTTACCAGCTGGAAGCCGTGAGCGAATCAAAGAATATATGAAGCAGCTAGTCAAGAAGGTTGGTTGGGATAAAACTGAATAAAGGAAGTGATCTATTGAACATTATTTGTCTTGATACAGAAACAACAGGACTGAATCACTATGACGATGAAATTCTTCAGCTTTCTATTGTTGACGGCTCTGGCGCAATCCTTTTCAGTGAATATGTGAAGCCTGTTCATCACGAATGCTGGACTGATGCTGAAAAAGTAAACCACATAAGCCCTTCAATGGTAAAAGACTGTAAGCCGCTTTTATATTATGCACATACTATTCAACGCATTTTAGAAAATGCAGACATGATTGTCGGTTATAACATTCACGGCTTCGATTTGCCTTTTATATTTAATTCTGGCATTGAATATCATGCAAAAGAAAATTCTATTGTCGTTGATGTAATGCTTGCATTTGCTGAAATTTATGGGCAAAAGCGTTACAACGAATATAAATGGCAAAAGCTGAAGACATGTGCAGAATATTATTCATATAGCGAAGACAGCTGGCACAATGCGCTTGACGATGCAAAAGCAACACTATTCTGCTTTTATAAAATCTTCGGCGATGTTCCTGAAGTTCCTGTGTATGCGACTGGCGTTTATCGTTCGGTTGATAATATTATTAAGCATGAAGATCAAAAGCCTGTTGAAGTTGTTCCAATTCCTAAAAGTGGAAATATTCTGATCGGCTTCGGTATTTTTATGCTGTTAGGTTTCTTCGTTGCTTTCAATCCTGTGTGTATTGTGATTGCTGCGCCGCTTTTATATTTTGGTTTCAAGCGTCATAAAGAATATAAAGAATTTAAGCAAAACAAAAGGAAGCAGTGACCTGACCAGTCCTACTTCCTTTTACTTTATCCGTGTATGTATACATACTTTATGTATTTATATATGCGCTTCAGCTGTGCATCCGACAACTTATTCAGAAGCGTGTTGATTCTCTTTCGGATCATCGGCTTCCCTCCCTTCTCTTGTCGGGATTGTATCATGGAAATTATTGGAATAAAAGACCGCTTCCAGTTATTTCCATATATCAGGAAATAAGCGTCAGAAGCATTGTCGGCGCACAGTTTATCATTTATATTCAGAATCAAACAGATCAGTGATCTTGACATCAAGTGCAGCTGCTATCGTTTCAAGCTGGCGCAGTGTTGGCGATGTGATGCCGTTTTCAATCGTGTTCAGCGTTGACTTGCTGATTCCTGTCAGGGCTTCCAGCTGCTTCAAAGTCAAGTGTCTGTCTGTTCGTGCCTGCCACGTTAGGATTTCCATTGCGTCATCCTCCTAGTTTTGATTATGTACACGCTTCAGGCACTCTATACAAATAAAAAAGGAAGCCGTGACCAGCGACTTCCCTTGCAAAATGTTAAACAAAATATATCGCGGAAGACCGCCCACGATGATATTATGTCCTTTTACATTCTATCATATCAAGCCTTCTTTCGCTACCAGAAAGAAGGTTTTTATATGTCTTTTTTTACTCCAAACCCACAACTTTTCGGGCTTCGTGTAGTTAAATATATCAGATGCAGTCACGATGATCAGGTGCTTCATGGCGATACGCTTGAAGCGCAAGATCTGATTCTTGAAGATTTCATCAAAGTGAATCGGATGATACTTGTTGACACATTCATTGACGAAGCCCTGACAGCAAGAAAGAAGTTCAACAAACGAAAAGAGTTTGTCAGACTTCTGGATGGTGTGAAGGCTCATTCTTTCGACCTGATCATATTTACCAAACTTGACCGATGGTTCAGGAATATCGGCGATTATCATAAAATTCAGGAAATACTTGAAGCTAATGGTGTGCAGTGGAAGGCTGTCACAGAAAACTATGATACCACAACCACGAACGGAAGATTGCACATCAATATTCGTCTGTCTGTTGCACAGGATGAATGTGATCGTGATTCCGACCGAATCAAAGATGTGTTCGCTTATAAGCTGAAGAATAAAACCTATGTGTCAGGCAGCCTTCCACGCGGTTTGAAGTTGGATGCAGAAAAGCATGTCATCATTGATCCTGAATGGAACTGCTTTGCACTTGATATGTTCGACCGCTTTGAAGCTACATGCAGCAAGCGTGACACGCAGCTTTTTCTTCAGGACAAATACAACATTCGTGTCTGCTATGATACAGTTGCACGATACTTGAAGAATCCGCTTTTCAAAGGTCAATATCGTGATGATCCTGACTTCTGTCCTGCGACAATCAGTCCTGAACGCTTTGAACGCATCCAGAAACTTGCGATCAGGAATGTTCGGATCAGGCACACGCAACAATTCTATATTTTTTCAGGTCTTCTGATCTGTTCGTCCTGCAATCATTATATGTGCGGTACTGTCACATACAGAAGGATGGCTGACGGCTCTGAAAAGATGTATAAGAATTATCGCTGCAATTTCAAGGCGCAATCAAAGCTGTGTGATCGCGGCAAAACATATCGTGAAGCTGATCTTGAAGAATACATGCTTGCGCACATCCGTCCTGCTCTGTCTGATTATATCGTGAAGTATGAAGTGACTGCTGCCAGTACAGTTCAGAAGAATCCTGTCACTGAAATTGCAAAGATCGAACGTAAAATGAAGAAGCTGTATGATTTGTTTATGGATGACCTGATCGACAAGGAAGCGTACAGAAGTGAATATGACAAGTTCAAGGCACAGATCGAAGAACTCCAAAAGTGTTCGACTGCTGCACCTATGCGAAGCCTTGACAGCGTGAAGAAGCTGCTGTCGGAAGATTGGGAAGCCGTATATCATACATTTTCGGATCAGGAAAAGAACACCTTCTGGAAGTCGTTTGTTGAATCAGTGCTGGTGTATGAGGATGGAAGCATGGACATTCGTTTTTTGTAGTCTTTGTCGTACTAACTATGCACCGCCTGTCGGTACTGCTTTGTTAGTACAATCAATATATTGTGGTTATCCACACAGTTATCCTCTATATGTGGACAAAATAAAAGCAAGGCGGCGCATTGTCCGTCTTGCTTCTCTTTTACTCCAAAATTATCGACATTATTCTTCGATGTATTCAACCAGCTTCGGATCGCCGCTGATGAAATATCCATCAAGTGTCTTGTACATCGGCTTTCCGCCCACTTCCATCACATGTGTGACAATCTTTTCTGTGAATGTCGTTGCTCCTCTGACAGCGTCATTGCTCCATGAAGGTGCTTTTCTGATCCTGATGCTACCATTGAACACCCTTCTGATCTTTCCTTTGATTCTTACCGCTGGCACGCCGTCAATGGTGTCTGTGATCATTTCTTCAGCTTTCGCAATTTCTTCAGGCGTTGCCGTTCCGACCTGATTTCCGTCAGCATCGTATGTCGGCACGTTTCCGTCTGCATCTGTGTCCAGCGCGCCTTCAGGTACAGTGTCGGTCATTGTTGCCTGCTGCTGTTCCTGATCTTCCTGATCAATTTCTGCATCGGTCTTCTTCTCCTGATCGGTCTGATCTGCTCTGTTGGTTGCCTGCTGCTCCTGAATTGTGTCTGTGGCTGTCTGTGGCTGCTCTGCTGTCTTTTCTTCCTTTTCCCTGAAGTCTTTTACCACTGCGCCAGATTCATCGAATACGGCTGCTTTCTGTTTCTCTGCTGCCTTCTCTGCTGCATCCAGTTTCTTGTATGGTTTGTTTTTTTCTTTGTTGAATGTTTCGCCCATGAAGTATTCCATCGCGCTTCCTCCTTATTTCGCTGTGATGTATCTTGCGTTTACATATCCGTACTTCTTGCCTTTTGCTCCGTTAATGTAAATATAGTACCACAATGCGCCGTTCGGTGCTGTTGCGCTGCCACACACGCCGACTTCTGTGTTCTGCTCGATGCAAGGATATGACACAAGTTTGTCTGCGTTTGGATCAGGCTGCTTTCTGACGTTCAATGCGCCTGTGTTCACATATCCAGTGAATGTCGCTGTCTTTGCTGTTCCGTATGGTACAGCTGGATTATTGCCTGATCCGTTTCCTGATCCGTTGTCGCCTGACACGTTGCATCCGTTTTCCAGTGCCATGATTGTGTGCTTGCCTGCTGCCACTGAAATATCGCCAGTCATAAGATTGTCGCCTGTGTCTGTGTACTTGCTTCCTGTGAGTTTTTCAAACTCTCCTGTCGCCATAATAGCATCGACCATGTTGCCTGTGTAAATGTCCTTTGACACGCTGATTCCTGCGCATTTAAGCACTGGCGGCATCATCGCACTGCAATCAGTTTCGCAAGGTGTTTTCAATTCTGTCGGATTCCAGCCCACCTTTTCAAGTTCTGTGTACAGTGAAGTTCTGTGTCCCTGACAATATCCGACATTGTCATTCGCGCACAGCTGCTTCATCGCTGTCGCTGCCTTCGCTGCCTTGTTTCTGTTCTTGAAACGAAGCACGACTGTCTGACCGAAGTCATACCAGTTTCCAGTCTTTACTTCACGACCTGTCTGATCGCCCTTCTGTCCTCCTGTTGCTTTTCCTCTTTCGTCAATACTAGCCCATCCGCATAATGTTCCCATGTTCTTTTCCTCCTGTTATTCTTCTGTTAATGCTGAAATAATAATGCAACCGATCACGAAGATATAAAATATCAATACCAGTGGGGCTGCTAATGATACCACGAAGGCGATCAGGAATGCTTTTAATATATACCCGATCCAGTCCTTCGCTGTTGGCGGCGGCTCAACCTCTGCGCCGTGATGTTTTGCTTCTTCCTTGTCAATCTCAACGCCTGCGATCAGCAATAGCATAATGATGACTACTGTCGCCATGAAGCAGATCGCGTATGATGTAATGTAAGCATGTAGCATTCCTTTTGACCTCCTGTCTTTTTATTCCGTCTGTATCTTCTGCGCCTGAATCGCAGCTGCTACCGCTGCCGCTTCCCTTTCTTCAGGCGGCTTGACTGCTTCAGCAGCCTTCTGATTCTTTTTCAAAATAGTGTTCAGTTCTTCAACCGCCGCTTCGATCAGATCATCGACCATGTCTTTGTCGATCAGTCCTTCAGATATGTATTCCGTCAACTTCTGTTGCTGTGCCTGAAGCTGTTCCCACACCCATGACTTCTTGATCGTTCCTGTGCCGCTTCCCCATTCCTTTTCTGCCTTCGATACGATAGACAGAAGGCTTTCTTTTACCAGTTCCACGACTTTGTCTGCCTGTTCCTGAAGCTGCTTCTTTTGGTCTTCCTTTGACTGCTTCAGGAAGTTTCTGACCTTGATTCCGATGCCTGCCACAATCACAATGATTGTCAGGATCATCGGCAAATTATCATAAATTGTTTTTAATATTAAAGCTGCATTTTTCATCCGTTCGCACCGCCTTCCTCGTTTTCACTTTCCTGCTTTCCTTTTTTGATTTTCTGCCAGTTCTCGATGCCTGCCTTTATCATGTACCCGAACACACCCATGCGAAGCACTTCAGATGTTTCGCTGATCAGTGTGGTCAGCACCGATGTGTCCGCGAAGTGCCAGATCGCTATTACCGAAAACAGTTCAATGATGATGTAAAGCAGCACGCAGACAACCACAACTTTTTTTGAAAACTCCATGATCCAGCTTGTCAGTGACTTCTTGCGTCTTTTCTTTCTTCTGCTCGCTGGTATTGTATAGTTGTACTTCTCCACGCGCTTTTCCTCCTGTTACTCTTCGATGTACTGATGTGGATGTGATTCATCAATAATCTTGTCAATTCTGTCCACACGCTTGTGAAGCTGCTTCAGGCTTTCCGATGCTCTGATATAATACTCCCTGATCTCTTTCATTTCGTTTCTGTATGATCCCATTTCAGATTTCACTTCAATCATAGTATTCTGAATGTTTTCCAGTTTGGTCAGGATCGTTGCATCCTCTCTGGCTTCGTCCTGCGTGTCCTTCTTCACATTTCTGTTGCGTGTGCTGATTCCGAAGAAGATTGCAAACGCAATCGACACGCCTGAAAGTAACAATGATACTTCAATAGTCATTTTCTTTTTTCCTCCGTCAAATATATTTGCGAAGTGCTGCTTCGATTGCATCGTTTTCGTCTTCTGCCCTTTTGCGCTTCCCGAATAGATCGTCAAGCCTGTCTGTGGCTTCGTCTTGCGTCTGTATAGCTTCGATTCCATGTTGCGCCATTATTTCTGCCTGTTCCCTGACAATGTCTGTCAGAAGCGTATTCACGGCGCACAGCCTGTCGATCAATTCAATCTGCGTCATTATTCTTCACTGGCTTCATACTCTTCGCCAGTAATTTCCTTGTATTCCTCTGCTGTGATGCCCTTTCCTGCTCTCTTCTCATTCAGCGCAACCCAGCCTTTCAGTGTGTCTTTTGTGATATAGTCCATTTCCCACTTTTTCTTCAGTGAATCGAACTTTTTGCTGTGTACCTTTTCGGTTGTTTCTGTGTTTGCTCCTGTGCTTGTTTCTGCCATGCTTATACCTCCATCATTTCTTGCATCATTGCCACGTTCATTTCAATTGATGACATTGACTGCATGATCATCTTTGTTGCTGGACTTTCAAGCTCTGCCTGAAGTCTTGCATATTCTTCCTGTGTCATAGTCCTTTCGCTGTACACATAGACAGTGTGGTCTTTTTCTCCGTCAATGCCCTTCCTGATCTGCTCTGCGATGTTCTTTCGCTGATAGACCACTGTCGGGCTTGATGTCGTGTCCCACTCTGTCGGCTTGTCCATGCTTTCTGACTGATACCATTCTGACATCATTGTTCTTCACTCCTTTCTTTGAATGCTTGCTGACTTTCTTTTTCAGTTGCTTTATATTGACATATGGCTTGATATGATCTTCATAAAAGCCATAAGTGTCCGTATGTGTAAACCAGCCCATTGATGCCAGCATTGCTGAAGCATCATACCAGTTGACTTTCTCTTTCTTTGCGATTCTGTGTGCCTTCTTTGTTGCACGCTTCAGGATTGATTTGCGAAGCGTTGTGCGATTGTAATGAAATACAAATCCCATGAAGTCCAGCGCACGCCCTCTGGTCTTCGGTTTCTCTTTTCCTGTCTTTTTGTCAATGACTGGCGGTGCTTTCCTGTCTGGATATTCAAAACGGAACACTTGCCAGTTGTATTTGATTTTCTGGTGCATTTCATTCTTCAGATAGTCTTGCATTGTTTCTTCCAGTTTGTGAAGTTTCTTCTTGTTTCGACCGAATGCAACAATGTCGTCTGCATATCTGATGTAATGATCAACGCCGCCCAGTTCCTTCCAGTCTTCAATGACCTTGTGATCGAACGGCTTGAAATTCAGCTGTGTGAACCATTGTGAAGTCACGAACCCAAGTGGAAGCCCTGACAAAAATTCTGCATCCTGCCACTGTTCGCCCTTTATCCACATATCATCAAATTCAGGCGGTTTGACTGTCGCTTCATGCTCCATGACTGTGACACATAATCTGATGAATTTTTCATCTTTAATCACGCGCCGCAGCTTCGTTTCTATGACGCGAATGTCTTCTGTATCAAAGCAATGTCGGACATCTGCCTTCAGGATATAGAACTTCTTGCCTTTATATCCTTTTATCCACTTTTCAACGCGTTTCTTTCCGCTGTGACATCCTCTTTTCGGTATACTTCCCAGCGCGTGTTCATAAAGTCCATGAAGGATGATCGGCTGAAGCTGTTTGATGATGCAGTGATGTACAACCTGTTCATATTGATATTCAGGTTTTATGATCTCCCTGACTTTTCCGCAGCTGTATTCGTTGATCAGTTGTTTTCTATGCTCTGGCGGTTTGAATGTTTCTTCTTCAAGTATCTTCTGAAGTGCTTTCACATGTTCCTGAAGACATTGTGGATCAGGTCTGTCATTGCCGACTTCCCTTTCTTCCTTCAGCACTCTGGCAACTTCGGGACGCGTTGTCTTGCGCTTTGCTGCATCGTGAAAACATTGTCTGATGTTTTCTTCCTTCAGCAATTTTTCAAATATATGTTTATATGTCTTCATTCAAAAGGTTTCCTTCTTAACACCTGTCGCACGTTCGTGGCTTTTGCCCTACTAGCACAACCCTTTCTTCGGTTTAACTTTCGCCAAGTGGCGCGGAATATCGTGTGCATTAGGTTATTGTCCCATGATTGTTAAGAGTGAGAGCCGCCGATGTTCCAATTCGCATTCGAAGCAGTGTTGTTCAAATTCACATACGCGCCGCAGTTCGCGCCGTTGTTGGTGTTACCACCGACAAGCGCGACCGCAAGGCAGAAGCATCGGAAGGCGCACACAATATCCCTATATTTTCAATTTTCTTTATACTCACACTTCAAGGGGGATTGCTCCCCCTGTCCCCCTGTGCGGCTTATGCCGCCAAAGGTTCTTCGCAAGAAGGAGAGCCGCCGACGTCCCAAACCGCATGAGAAGCAGTGTCGGGCAAATACACATACGCGCCGCAGTGCGCGCCGTCGAGGGTGTTACCACCGACAAGCGCAACCGCAAGGATCGCCATGTTGATCCAGTAATAACAACAACGATATGTCGAAGCACTGCCGCCGACAGATTTGATAAATCGTCCATAGCGCGTCATCAATGTGTCTTTCTGCCATCCTTCTGTCTTGCACGCTGTTCCGACTTTTATGTAGTCTTTCCCTGTCAGGTTATAAGGCGGCGACATCTTCACTTTGATTGTTCCGTTGTCGCATATATAGCCCACAAGTCTGTCCCAGCGGTTTCCCCATAGTTTTTCGCAATAGAACGCTTTGACCTCATGCGTTCCGTCATTATATCCGAAGAACTGTCCTTTTGTGTCCAGTGTTCCTGTCACAACTTTTCCGTAGTCTTTTGATGAATCATTGACATATGTGCTACATACGCCCTGACCGAACTTCGCCTGAAAGTTTTCAGACTTGCTGATCAATGTCAGAAGGCTTTCGATCAGGTTTCTTCTGCTCCATGAAATGATCGTCCAGCCTGTTCCGTTTGCTGCTGCTCTGCTGATCTCTGTCTGTGCGTTTGTGTTGCAGTCCAGTTTCTTTCCTGACAAGCTGCGAAGTTTCGCACCGTCATAGCTGCCGCCGTACATAGGCATGTACATATGATCTGCAACGCTTCCATCTTCTCTTGTGTATGCATCTGCGTTGTAGTTGCTGTCAACTCTTGTGTCAGATACGATGATATATTCATAGTTTCCGACTTCATACTGACACAGCCACATCAAAGGAAATTCAGACATCGCATTCAGTGTCGTTGATGCGTCCCCGACATCTGATGCAGTTCCGTCCAGCTTCTTTGAATGGTCTGTGTGGTTTAACTCATACGCAACTGTTCTGTCTGCCTTCAGCATAACTGGTCTGTTCTGCTTAATGAAGAACACTTCGCCCCATGAACCGAAGTCGAATGATCCGTCTGTGAAGTTCATCTTTGCTGGTGTGAATCCTGCTGCATCATACAGATATGTGATGCGCGTGTCGGGATTGCTGTCAGCCTTGTTGATCTTGATTCCATATCGCTTGACATTGCTGAATTTTCCATCTTTATCCTGAAGCTGTGCCAGTATTCCTGTCGTGTCAGCCTTCACAGCGTCAAGCGTTTCTTTATCTGCTACATAAAGCCTTGCCATTTCTTTTTCCTCCTGTTATGTTGTTTCCTCTAAGTACACAAGCCCTGCTTCAACACCGATCGTGTACTTCTTCCCTGTTGCAGAATCCGACATTGAATTGATTCCCTTCTGGATGTCCTTGCAAGCTGCTGCGGCTGCTTTCGCGGCTGCTGCCTGTGCCTGTGCTGACTGCGCTGCTGTGTTTGCAGCTGATGTCGCCTGTTGCATGTTGTTGTTGAAGTTCTGAATCGTGTTGTACATCGTTTCAAGTGTCGGCGTATCAACGACCGCTGGAAGATCAAGGAACTTGTCTTTTCCGTTTCCGATCCTCAATATGTACTTGCCCGATGTTGTTTCTTCAACGCCCCATTCATTTACTTCAAGGATGCGCCCTGAAGCCTTCCAGTTTGCTGTTGTGTCCTTCTTCGGTTTGACTGTCCATGTTGCCATCGTGTTTCCTCCTTCCTACACTGTGCCTGCATCCGCTTCACATTCTTCTGTTGTGAACGCTGTGCCGCCGTCACAGGTCATCGGATCAATGCTGAACGCTGTGCCGCCGTCAATCGTGCTTCCGACTGCCCCCTTGATGTCCAGCATCTTTTCATACATCTTCTGCAATTCTTCCTGTGACTTGTATGTTGCTTCAGCGCGTGCCGCCGCTGTATTCGCTGCGCCTGCTGCCGTATTTGCTGAAGAAGCTGCGTTGTTTGCTGCTCCTGTCGCTTCCTGCATGATCTGAAGCTGCTGTTGTCTTGCTGTTTCAGCAGTTTCCCTTTCCTGTTCGCTTTTCTTTCTTCGTGCTTCAGCGTTGATCCTGTCAACCTCTGCCGATGCTCTGGCAGCTTCAGCAACCTTCATCGCTGCTTCAACTGACAAGATGTCATTCTTTGTTGAAACGATGTTGTCGATGTACTGCTGCACTTTCTTTTCCAGTGCTGTGATCTCATTGCAGCTTTCAATCGCAGCGTCATTCCTGTTCGTTTCTTCAATCTCAATCGTGAACGCCTGTGAAGATAACACATACACGTTTTGTGCGTCCCTGATCTCAATGTCGCAGTGTGCTGTTCCTGCTGCCGCAAGTGCCTGATTTGTCAGTTCGACCATGACTTTATTGTCGGTCACTGTGCATTCGTTATAACAAAAGTGTTTGTCTGGCTTTTTGATGTTCGCAATAACGATGTACCCTGTCGGGATCGTGAACACCTTGCCATTGTTTGTCAGCGCGATCCTGATGAATCGTGTGCGCTTGTCGCCCTGCTTTGCTGATGCCATATACAAGCGTTCATCGCCTGTCAGTTCCAGTGTTATGTCAGTTATTAGCTGCATCGCCATTGTCGTCCCCTCCTTCCTGATCGGTGTCAGGTTCGGTCTTCAATGTCTTCTTTGCTGCTGCCTTTGCTTTTTCAAGTTCTTCCTTCAGCCGCTTGATTTCCTGTTGTGCATCGTTCACTTCTTTGTTGTATGCGTTCAGCAGTTCCATCTTTGATTGTGACTTCACTTCAGACAGTATGTCAGCCAGCACGCCTTCCATGACTGTCGCTGACAGATCGTGTTCTGTGCTGATTGTTGCCATTGCGTTCAGGATTTCTCCTTTCGCGCAAGCAATTCTTTGTTCAATCGGTTTCATGTGTCATCCTCCTGTTATTCAAGCGCAGCTTCCTGATATGCAAGTATCAAGTCCAGCTTTGAGTCCATCTGCGCAAGCATCGTGTTTTTGATTTCCTGTTGTGTTGTGTCTGTCTCTTTCTCTGCGATCCCTCTTTCGCCTTCAGGCAGTTCAAGGATCATTTCTTTTGTTTCCGTCTTTGTATCTTCTTCAATTATGATTTCTTTGCTCATTATATATCCGCACTCCCATTCGGTACTGCCGTGATTGCTCCGCCTCGGACAGTGATTGATGATGTTGTCCATCCGATTGTTCCATTTCCATTGTCGTGAATTTCTGTTACTATCGGTATGCTTTTGCCATCGGCAACGCCGTAGCCATTTACATTAATGTCGTGAAGGTCAACATTGTACATGTCAAACCAATGACCATAGAAGTCACAGCCTAAATGTATGCCGTATTGATCATATATACTGTTTGCGCGGCTGAAGCACAACATCGTTGTGTATGATCCTGCTCCTTGTGACTTCATCTGTGCAAATGCCATGTATTTTCCCTGATAGTCCAGATCGAACACAAGTCCTTTGTGCGTGTTATTGCCTGACCACTGGTTCGTTCCTATCTTTCCGACATAATATCCATCTCTGTAAAAATGATTTCCTTGTTCGTCAAATACAGCTCTTTTCTGCGATGTTGACACTTCGCCGTTGTAAATTGCAAGCTGTCCATATTCCAACTGAATATATTTGCTGTTGCCGTTCCAAGCCACGCGCACATTGTACGCATTCTGTGTGATCTTTGTGCCGAACTCTGAATTGTTGACCTTCTTGTTGACCTCTGTCGTGATACCGTCTGCCTTTAACTTGATCGCTGCATTCATTTCTTCTGTGGTAGAATACTCTTTCAGCTTTTCATCGGTTGCGCTGTTTGCATTTTCTTCCGCTGTGTCTGCTGCCGCCTGCGCCAGCTGGTTTGCACTCTTGATCTTCTCTGTAACTGTTGTCTTAGTTTCGTATTTTTTTGAAACTGAAAGATCAATCGCTTCAGCCTGCACCTTGATCGCTGCATTCATTTCTTCTGTTGTTGAATACAACGTCAGTTTTTCGTCCGTCAGGTCATTCACACTTTTAATCTTTTCAGTGACGCTTGTCTTTGTTTCATACACTTTCGACACTTCCAGATCAATTTCTTCCGCTTTCAGGTTGATTGCAGCCTTCATCTGTTCTGTCGTGCTGTATTCCGTCAGCTTTTCATCGGTCAGATCGTTCACGCTCTTGATCTTCTGGTCGACAATGGTCTTCGTTTCATAGGTCTTTGACACGCCCAGTTCGATTTCTTCCTTCGATGCTGTTATGTGTGTTTCGACTTCTGTTTTCGTGTAATATCCATCTTCAAGAACTTTCTTCGCGCTGCTGTTAGCGATCTTGATTGCTTCTGACTTCGCCTGATCTGTTGCTTCCTGCTGCACTTCAGCAAATGTCTTTGTTGCATTCGACAGTTCAACAGTGTTGCTTCGCGGTGCTTCAGGGTATTCCGTCAGCTTCACAATTCGCTGCTTCTCTTTTGTCTTCGTTGACTTGCTGATCATCCAGACAGTGTCGCCGATGTCAAAATCAAATACGCTGCTGTATTTCTTTGATTGCCTTGCAAGGTCAATCACATCTGCTTTGTATGCGACATAAGGCTTCGACATTTCTTCCAGCTTTGCGATTCCATCTTCGATCAGGCTTGTTGTGTTTGTGTATCTTTCATCGCTCCACACATATGTCTTGATCTTGCTGCTGTATTGATAATTTTCAAGATACGGCTTGCCAAGCCATTCGATTCCGATTCCATCTTTACCAAGTGGGATCAGCCTTGTATAAAAATCATATGTGTCTGAAGTCACTGTCAGCTTCTTCAGGTTCAGTCCTTCGATGAAATATCGTCCGCGGTCTGCTCCGATCTGTTCGTATATATCAATCGTCTTTTCAAGGCTTCTGATCTTGCATTCAACGCGGTATGTTGACAAGCAGTCTTGAAGGACATCCCATGCGTTTGTTTCTTCATCCTTGTTGATCGTCCTTTTCTTCGTGATCTGGCACACGCCAACTTTCCAGCCTGTTCCTTCAAAAGCAAATTCAAGACATGCCCTGATCGTCTGTTCCTTACTTTCAAAGCCGTATGGGAAGACTGCGCCTTCAAGTTCTTCGACATTCAACTGCGCTGTGTACTCATTAAACTGCACACCTGTCTTCTTTTTCCTGATTACATATTCATCATCTTTTGTCCTGATGTAATATTCTTCCTTCAGTTGGTCAACCTTTTCGCCATCTGAAGGATATTTGAAAGACAGTTCCCTGTCGCCAGAATTAAGCGTCTTCACGATCTTGCGATCTTTGAAGCCCTTCAGGATTCCGACACGCTGCTTTTTGTCGTTAAAAATCTGCATCCGTCTTCCTCCTTATATCCACATAGGCTTGTACCTGATCCGAACGACTGCATCTGCGTTTGAAAACTTCAGGTCTGTTTGCTGCTGCGCGATTGCTGGGAACTTCCACAAGTCAACACTTCCGAATGCGTCCGCGCCATTGTTCGTGATGCGTCCTTCTTCTCCGTCAATGATGATCGTCTGCCCTGCTGCCAGCTGTTCCACGATGATGTCGTCTTCAAATCCGCTGATTTTATAATTCTTCAACGCCTTCTTCGCATAGACTTCAATGATCGCTGGTGCTTTTCGTGTCCCTTGTCGATCAATCGTTGTCTGTGTGATTCCGTCATATTCCAGATTTAATTCATCATCAAAAAAATAGCCTTCAAGAACGATGTTCAGCTTGTATCTGGTTTTCACTTTCATTTTTGAATAGTCGCTGCTTGCTGTGTATGCCTTGAACTTTCCTTTGTAGCCATCCACTTCCAGCACGCTTGACTTTGTGAAGTTTTCCAGAAATGCTGACATCTTCCTGATCAGGCTGTTTCTATCCTTGCCCCTGAAGTACATGCACAGCTTCAGTTTTCCCAGTTCCATGTCTGTTTCAAATTCTGTCGGAAGGATCGCGCCTGTCAC